TATAAACATCATCTTTGTCAGCACTTGTAGGATTTGGTGTAACCGTAACCCTTTCACTACGAGATGGACTTTGATCTGCTGTATTATCATATAAATCTGCTGATGATTTTCTTATAATAGCACTTGATCCTATTGGACCATATAGATATATTTTTGCAGTAAATTTTAGTGTGTATATAATTCTTCTCTTATCTGTTAATGAACCTTGATAACTATCTTCATAATCAACACCTTCTAGTATAAAAGGAATATCTCTTTTAGTATCCATATAATCTTTATCAATAATCATTGTGACTGTATAATCTGGTTGAAAGTATGGAAGTATTTGTTCTACAATTTGTAAACCATCATCTGAATTTGAAACAAAAACATTTAACTCAAATCCTACATCATAAGGCACAGGAGAATATTGAGTATATACTTTCTTTTCATCTCCACTAGCATTTTTAGCAACACTATGTTTCTGATTCTTATTTAACTTACGAGAACCATCATAAGCATAACTAGTGACATCAAATGACATTCGAGGTAGAGTAATCGCCACGCTTGAATCGTCTCCAGTTAAATTTGCATTTTGATCTAGTCTTGCAATAAACTTTTCTTTAGGTGCATATGATAAGGGCACTCTAATAGTTTGTAAAGGATTCCCGCTAGAATCCAATCGTTTAATATTGATATTATTAAATATCGTACCAAATGCAATTACAGTATTTCTTATTGATTTGTGATAGAAGTGTTGTCCAAACATTATTGTCCTTTATCTGCAATCTTACCTTTATTAGGTCCTTCTTTAATTATGTAATCTTGCGTGCCATTTGCACCAGCGACTACTTCTTTTCTTAATGATCTTTGTAACTCTGCTTCTTTTTTATGCTTGTTTACTTCTTTAGCGTGTTCATTCAATTGTCTATGTCTATCTCTTTCCATAATTTTTATACCCGTATCCTTTTTTTCTATCACCATATAATTTTTGCCATGACCAACTTGTCAATGCAGTAGAATAGTGATTGATTTTTTCTAATATATATTTAATAATCATCAACTTCTCCAAAAGGGTTTCTTTCGCTAAAATCTAATATATCATCAGCAGTAGATGATGTGTTTGTGCCAGCAGCAGTTTCAAATGCTTGTCCTTGATCCACTGGTTGTTGTTCCGACATTGTAAAGCTTTCATTAATAAGATAACCTATTTCACCAATATCACTTTCTAGTGTGATTGCACCAGAGGCAGATGTACCAGTTTCTAAACTAAACTGAAAGTTCATTGTGTCTGTTGATAATGCGTCTTCAACAGCATCAATAGAAGCAATACCTGTATCAACTCTTTCAGAGCTATATTCCCATTTAGTACAAGATAATTTGTAAACAGGTAAAGCACTTTGTTGATAGAAAGGTTGTTCGTGTTCAACAAACTGTATCTCAAAGAATGCTTTTGTTGTAGGGAAATAAACTAGATCACCTTCGTTAGGTCTTAATGTAGTTTGTAAATCACTATTGTTAGATATCAAAGTTTCCCATCTCAATTTAGATACAGTAAACTTAATATCATCTCTTAATTCTAAACCAAACTTCTTAATTATCTCTTGTTCACCCATGTATCCATCAGTATTATCAACATACATTTCTATAATGTACGAGTCATCAAAAGATGAAGCAGGGTCCTCACCAAAGATAGTATCTTTATTTGCTATCTTTCTCGGTAAGTAAAAAACATCTTGACCATATATCTTAAGCTGTTCTATAATTAAGTCTTCGTATAGTCTTTGCTCAGATGTAGTGCCAGTGCTGAAGTAAGTATTAGTTGGCATTTAGTTTTTATCCTTGTTGCATATGTGCAGGCTCTTCATAATTTAATCTTATCTCTTCCTCAAGTTTTTGTTGCTCTGCGATTGCCGTTGAAAATAGTTCAGGTCCGTTAAGTGTAACTCCACCTAACATTGCTGTACCATTAAATTTCGACAGGTTTTGTCCCCATTGTCTTTTGATTAATGCAGTTGTATATCTTTTTAAATAGATATCATCATACATATCCACATTGTCATCTGGATTTAGTTTTCTAAAAACTTCTATAATTAAATATTCACCTGCTGTAATATCTCTTGACCAGTCTTGATCAATGAATAATTTATTTGATAGATGATTAAATCTCATTGGTTTTTCACCAACTAATATATGATCTAAAAAATCTAAATGACGCATTGTCATTTCATAATGTACAATACTTGTAGATGAAAAATCGTATAGATCGTTTAATCTTAATTGAAATCTAACATCAAACATATTTAAG